GGACGCTTCGAGAAAAAGGCTATAAGATTGAAACCGTTTTTCGTAAGGGTGCCAAGTCTGCATATAAACTTGTTGCATAAGGTGAAAGCATAGTGTAACAATGATGGGGACGGGGCAGCTTGTCCCCATTAACTTGTAACAAGGAACCGAACCAATGATTAAATCAACTCTTAATATCAACGATGAAACCTTTAACGCTGATGAAGCAAAGAAGCTTGTTGTTATGACTACCAGCGAACAGGCTATTATATTAGGGCAGGTTGAAGCCCTCGAACATCAGATAAAGGGATTGAAAGACTTGCTGCGGTCTTGCGGTTTCGACCACTACACATTCGCAACCGATTCCCCGCGAACGGTGGCGCGGCTCCAGCTTACCTATAAGCCAGATAGCAGCGAATAACACCTTACCATTTCCTCCCTAGACTTAGCCCCTGCCTATTCGGTGGGGGTTCTTTTTTGTCCGGCATGTATTAATTCGGATTAACTGGCGGTAATCCCTTGGGCTTTTGGGTTGGGGATTAGGGGGGATTGCAGCGCATTTTCACAACCGAAAGGCCACCCCAGATATTTACCGGCATGACAAATCCGCATCACGGGCGCGTGTGGGTGCGTATGTTCGCGGGGTTTAGTGCATGTTCGCGGGGTTGGGTGCCTGCAAGGTCATATGACCAGAACCAAAGGCATCACCGATGTTAATAAAAATATTTGGCTGTGTGCGGGTGCGCGAGGGCCACCCCACCCCCATGGCATTTGCTATGCAATCCCGACATATTTTTTGTAATTTTAAGGTTATCCATACAGGGTATTTTGCGAACCGTTAGGGTAACCAAAAAAAAGCCCCACCGGGAAACCAGCGGGGACCATTTTGCGAACCGTTAGGGGGACCTGCAGGTACACAGGGGGTTTACCCCGGCAGGTCTTGGACCTATGGTAGCGTCAAAATCACGATTTGTCAACAAGTTTTTTTATTTTTGGTCATTTTTCTATAAACCATGCCGAAAACATGTTGACAACACTCTCAAAAACCATCATAATACAAGAATATGACAACGGTTCGCGGGAGAACACCATGTTCGAAGCTGCATTACTTGTTTGTTTAGCTGCAGCACCCAATGAGTGTGTTGAGTTAGACGACACAAAAGGTCCCTACACTACTGAAGCTGCTTGTAAACAACGGGCAGACGAGATGGCAGCGTTCGCTACCAGTGCAAACCTGTTCGAACTAAACATAAAGTGGAAGTGTTCTGCCCCAAAAGGCTTACAAACCTAAATCCCCATGAATTTATTACCTCAGACGAGTAAAAAAGCTGCCCTGACAGAGAAACAGGAGCAGTTCTTGGATGTCCTGTTCGAAAACAACGGCAATATGTCTGTTGCTGCCGAAATTGTGGGCTATTCACCCAAATCTATAGGCTGGCTCAAGGAACGTCTAGCCGATGAAATTATAGAACGAACCAAAACCATGCTAGCAGGGCATTCCCTGTCAGCCGCGAACAAGTTAGCAAGCCTCGTAACGGCCCCTGACATAGAACGTGGTGATGACCTTCGCATGAAGGCAGCAGAATCCATCCTGAACCGCGTTGGTATCGCAAAACAGGAAACAATGAACCACAACGTACAGGCAATCCACGGCGTAGTCCTGTTGCCCCCAAAGAAAGAGGTAGTTATAGATGGCTGACCTAGCTGAATATAGAACATTACTCGCTGAAGTAAACCGGATTCGAGAAGAGGGACCCTCAGAAGGAACTTCTTTTAGAAATGCAGTAGCACCCCTGCTTGCTAGAATAAAAGAAATAGAAGCTGGTTTGAGTAAAAGCGAGATACAAGACGCAAGACAAGAACAAGCCAAAGCCAAGGGCGGCAAGGTTCGCGGCTATCGCTACGGAACCAAGAAGGGCGGCGTGAAGAAGATGAAAGCGTGTCGTGGTCGCAAGGCCCAAGGAAACAAGGATTAGGAATATGGCTAGTAAACGAAAATCAACACCAATTCAAGAGGACTTGGGTAAAGGTTACACCACTAGAGAAGAGGCAGCTAGAATAAGACGACAAAC